AAACAATTAAAATTAAATAACAACAACCGTGCCCCCTCTTACAGGAGAAACAAATGTCAGATATAAATTTATTTAAAGAAAAAATAGATAAGATACTTAATGATGCAATAGAAACTAATAAGGAACAAATCATAGGCGGAGCAGCAGATGATTTTCCTACTTATAAATATTTAGTTGGAGTTGGTCAAACTTTATCAGATATGAAATCAAGGTTTCATGATGAGTATATCAAATTATTTAAAACAGGAGAAGGAGAATGATCATGAAAGGTGACGAAAATTTACCAATTCCCGCAGGTTTTAGGATATTATTAAAACCTAGGGAGATACAAGCAAAGACATCAGGAGGTATTATACTTGCTGATACTACTAAAGAATGGCAGAAACATGCCACAAATATATCTAAAGTAATATCTATGGGGCCTGAATGTTATGGAGAAAAAGAAAAATATTGGTGTAAAATAGGTGATTGGGTACTTACTGGAAAATATGTTGGTAGTAAATTTAAGTATGATAATGAAGATTATACCATTATTAATGATGATGAAGTCATTGCAGTGGTTGAAAAACCAGAAAAAATATCATTAAAATAAGAAATACACTTGCATTATTGTTAAATATAATGTAAAATCATAACAAAGCCATTATGGCTTAACAGCGTTAAACGTGGGTCGCACCCAATGGAGGTCTGATATGATAGACAAAGAGATAAAAGACGAAGTTGAATCTACAGAAGAAATAGAAATAGACTTGTCTGAAAATGAAGGAGATACTCCTGAAGAGCAGAAGGATACATCTGTTCCAGTCACGGAAGTAGAATCTAAAGAAGAAGAAGAATTAGTTGAGGTTGAATCTGAAGAACCAATTGAAACTGAATCAGAAACTGAAGAAGATGATACAGAGGATTCAAAGAAAGTATTTGGCAAGCGTGCTGAAAAACGGATAAAGCGCCTTGTTGCACAAAAGAAGGAACTTGAAGAAAAGTTACGAGCTGCAGAGTATGATAAAGCTGGTTGGTTCTCTCAAGCACAAGAACTTAATACTAAAAATAAAAGTAACGAGTTAAGTGCTATCAATAATTATATTGATAAATTAGATAGCCAAGAAAAACAAGCCATATCTGCTTTGAAGATTGCTAAAGAAAACGGTAACATTGATGATGAGATAAAAGCACAAGATGAATTAGCTTCAGTAAAAGCTGAAACATTAGTAGCTCAACAATATAAAGTTGCAGCTGAATCTCAAATAGAAAAACCAAAAAAACAATCTTCAAATAATTCTAAAGAAAAACCTAGATCCGCAAATCCTTTAAATCCTTATGCACCAGCACCTGATCGAAAGGCTGTTGAATGGCAAAAGAGAAATAGATGGTTTGGGGGCAATGATAATACTTCTGATAGAATTATGACTCAAGCAGCATTAGTTATTCATAAAGAATTAACTGACGATGGTATTATTCCATCTAATGAATCTGATGAATATTATAATGAACTTGATGCTAGAATACGTACAGAATTTCCTGAACGATTCAAGCAGAAGAATGTTAATAAGGTTCCGACAGTCGTAGGGGGATCACGTGCAAACCCTGGTAGTTCCAAGATTAAGCTAAGTAAAACGGAAGTTGAGATGGCTAATAGACTTGGAGTTGACCTAAAAGAATATGCACGCCAAAAACAACGCCAGTTAAAGGCGGGAGGATAATATGACAAAAGCAACTCAAAGCAGTCGAAAAACACGGGCATCGACAACTCGTAAAAAAACTTGGACACCTCCTCAGAAGCTACAAACTCAAGAAGCTCCTGAAGGAATGCATTATAGGTGGGTTAGACATGAATTGTTAAATCAACCTGATGATGCAAATGTTAACAGTAGAATCCGACAAGGATACGAACTTGTTAGACCAGAAGAACTAGGGGACGGAGAAGTTCCTGATATTTTGGATACAGGTAAACACGCAGGTACAGTCCGCTCTGGGGATTTAATATTAATGAAAGTCCCACAAGAAATCGTAGATCAAAGAGCTACCTATTACAAAGAACAAAATCGAGTAATGGGACAAGCTTATTCTAATGAATTCAAACAGGCAGGACAAGGTGACATGCGAAGCGTAGACGAGTCATCAACTACAGTTAGCTCTGGTGGTGCAAGAGAAACTAAATTTGAAGACTAAATAATTAGACATATCTAGTTATCTAGTTTTCTTTTAATAATAATAAACAATTTAATTTTCTAAAGGAGGAAATTATATGGCTGGATACGGTCTATCACCAATGCATCACGCAGCTGGCGGACAGAATCGAGTAAACAACTACACAGACATGAATGGTTACAGAATTGCTGCAACTGCTCCAAGTGCTTATTTCGAAGGCGACTTGGTTACTTACAGTTCAGGACTTCTTGTAACAGACATTGGCGCTGCATCTCCAGGTGCGGTTGTCGGAGTCTTCTGGGGAGCTGAATACGCGGATAATTCCACAGGTGATGTAAAGTTCGTTCGTAGTATCGCAAATGGTACTGTGGCGAGCGCACAATACAAGGCATATGTTTATGACGATCCGTTTACAATTTTTAAAATTCAATCGGATCAAGCAGGAACAGGCTTAACGGCAGCAAATTCAACTGGAAAGCTAGTACAAATCGTAGCTTCTCCAAGTGGTAATGCTTATACACATAAATCAGGAATGGTAGCTGATGCTTCTACAGTAGCAACTACTAACACTTTCCCACTATCAGTTTATGGTAGTGCAGAAACTGATGGAAGTTATACTGCAACTGGTACTGTTATGGACATACTTGTTAAAATTAACTCACACCAACACCTAAATGGCGCTACTGGCGTTACAGGTATATAATATCTAGGAGGATATAAAAAATGGCAATTACTAGAGGTCAAATCCTTAAAGAATTAGTACCTGGCTTGAATGCAATTTTCGGAACTGAGTATGCTCGTTACGAAAATGAACATGCGGTACTGTTCGATGAGGAATCATCAAATAGAGCCTTTGAAGAAGAAGTTCTTTTCCCAGGATTCGGAGAAGCTTCAACTAAATTTGAAGGCCAAGCAGTAAACTACGGTAATACTGGTGAAGGGTATGTTTCTCGTTATACTAATGAAACTGTCGCTATGGCATTCTCAATTACTGAGGAAGCTATGGAAGACAATTTGTATGACAAGTTATCTACTCGATTAACAAAAGCATTAGCACGTTCAATGGCTTCTGCTAAACAAACTAAAGCTTCAAATGTATATAATAACGCATTTGATACAGACTACACAGGCGGCGATGGTCAACCATTAATCTCAAGCTCGCACCCGCAAGCTTCTGGAACTAATGGATCTAACAGACCATCTTCTTATGCTGACTTGTCAGAAACATCTTTGGAAACTGGTTTGATTGATATCGCTGGTTTAACTGACGATAAAGGTGTTCCAATCGCAGCTCAAGGTCGTACACTACATGTGCCAAGACAATTGGTTTTTGTAGCGGAAAGACTATTAGCATCTCCATATAGACCAGGATCATCAGACAATGATGTGAATGCAGTTAAATCAACTGGAATGCTACCAGGCGGATATTATGTGAATCATAGATTTACAGATGATGATGCTTGGTTCATTAGAACTGACGTTCCTAATGGTACAAAGATGTTCAACAGAGCATCTATTGCTACTAATATGGAAGGCGACTTTGAAACTGGAAACGTAAGATACAAATCTAGAGAAAGATATAGCTTCGGCTGGTCTGACTGGAGAGGCGTATACGGTTCTGAAGGCGTATAATTAATTTAAGTAAGGGGGGCAGAAATGTCCCTCTTGCTTTTATTATATCTTGGACTTAACAAATCTTATTGACTGACCAAGCAGACGTTATAGAGACAATAAGAAAATAACTTGGGACTATATTCCCAGAAGGATTAACGAATGGCAAATTCAACTTTTAACGGCCCAGTCAGATCTGAAGGTGGTTTTGAACAAATCAGCAAAGCGTCTGGAACTGGTACCGTAACAACTAACTTTGATATCGATTCAAGTGGTAACGTATCAGGTACTGGTACTATGAAAATGACTGGTGCTACCAATCTTCTAAAAGCTTATACTTCAATTACTGATGCTACATATACTGTAACAACAGCAATGTCAGGAACAACTTTTGGTTTTAACAGAGCAGCAGGAATCGTAGCAACTTTACCTACACCAGCAGCTGGTCTTACTTATACTTTTCTTGTAGAAACTACTTTCACAGGAGCAGGACAAATTAAAACTGCTACAACTGATGGAACTGATGGTTTCTTAGGAACAGCTTTCTTGTTTGATACAGGACAGATTGGTGAAACTGATAACTTTCATCCAACATCATCTAACGATGTTATCGATTTAGGTGCGGTTGAACAAGGTTGGTTAACTGGTGGTTTCATTAGACTTACAGGAGTGAATACAACAACATGGTTTGTTGAAGCATTCTTGATGGGTGATGGAACACTAGCAACACCTTTTACAGATTCGTAAGAATCATAATAATAATTAATGGGGGCCTTCGGGCCCTCATGTTTCTTAATTAAGGAGGGAAACATATGGCAGATACAGTAACAGGGCCAGAAGTTTTACAAGAAAACGAAAAACGAGCAACAATAAAAATAGTTGTAGAATCAGATGGTAGTGGAAGCACAACAGTATTTTATGATGCTTCAGCACGTACAATAGGCAGCTCAAGTGCTGCTACACGAGGAGCTTTACAAAGAGTTTGGTTTGCTTGTGATACAGGTGATGGAGGAGATTCATTTGCTCGTTTAGATTTTGAAGATTCAGATGGTGACCGTCCTTTGCTTGGTTTAACAGGAACAGGCTATTGGGATTTTAGAGAGTTTGGCGGGTTACCTCCAAGCACAGATGCTAATACAAATGGTGATATTAATATTGTAATACCAAGTCAAGCTAATGACGGCAATATGTACACAGTTGTAGCAGAGTTTATTAAAACTGGTTCAGTTTAATAATGGGCGTACAAACAAATAAGGAAGCAATTATTGAAATCAAAGGTGAACTTAGATTAGTACACGAAAAAATTGATACAATAAAAGACAACCACTTAGCTCATATGCAAACTGATATAGATAAACTTTCTAAATTTATTTGGGTTATTGGTGGTACAGTTTTTGCTCAAATGTGTTATTTGATTGTTCGCACCTTAATATAGGAAGGACAAAATATGGCCACATCAGGCACTAATACATTCAATCTAACGATTGATACTGTAATACAAGAAGCTTATGAAAGATTAGGGGTAAGCTCAAAGGGTGGCTATGACCTAATTACAGCAAGACGTTCTTTAAATTTATTAATGGTAGAATGGATTAATGAAGGTGTAAATTTATTTACACTTGATTTAGTTGAACATACCATGACTGAAGATCAAAATTATATTACATTTAGTTCTAATACCTATTCAGATATAATGGATGCTGTTTTATTAGATACTAATGCTGATCCAGATTCTGATACTCAAATAGAACGTGTTAGTCTAGCAGACTATTTACAAATTCCAACAAAAACAACAAGCGGTAAACCTTCTCAATTTTCTGTTGAGCGTAATGCTCAATACACAAGTTCAGGAGTAAACACACATAAAGTTTATTTATGGCCTGTTCCAGATCAAACATATTATAAATTAAAAGCATGGATGATTAAATATCCAGAAGATGTAGCATGGGCAGCTGCAGCTAGTGGTGATACAGCAGGTCAAGTTACTTCTCCATATATTAATTATAATCAACAAGTAGAAATTCCGAAACGCATGTTACCTGCAATGATTAGTGGATTAACTTTAAAGTTAGCTCATAAACATCCAGGTACAGTAGATATTAATAGACGAAATGAATTAGCACAAGTTTATGCAGCTGATTGGGAAAAAGCTAAAGAAGAAGATAGAGAACGTGTAAGTTTCTTTGTACAACCAGCGGTGTATTACTAATGGCACGATATACTAAAGGAAAACATGCAGTAGCTATTGATGATCGTTCGGGCTTTAAGGTCAAACATAAAGATCTTAGAAAAGAATGGAATGGTTATATGGTTCACAAAAATGATTGGGAATCAAAACAACCTCAATTAGATCCATCTAAATATTTCAAAAAAACAACAAGTGATGTTGTACAAAATCCTCGTCCTGATACTTCTGATGATGAAACAATAGTAAAATTAGGACGATTATACCAAAATTATTCAGGAGTAATGGCTGCCTACAATGGCACATTACACACGGGGCCAGGTGGAAATATTGATTTAGTTGAAATACCTCCAGGACAATCTGCAGGCACATCTCTTGGTTCGTTAACATTTAATTCTGCAGAAAATGTTGCAGGTATTGCAGCAGGTACTAGTTTAGGTACATTAGAACAAAACTTAGCAGATCAACCAGCAGGTATTGCTGCAGGAACAGCTCAAGGTTCATCTGGATTATT